TGACTGGAAACCGATACATTTATGGAATCAGCCCAGATACAGGAAACGGAAAAAGTAAATTTAGGGAACTATATGTTTTGCCCTCCCAAGTAATGGAAATAAATTCAGGTGGAATTTTTGAGCCTGTAAAGTCCTATACTTTAGAATATAATGGAACAGTAAGAATTGATGCTGATTTAATTTGCCATATAAAAGATTTCAATCCTTATTACGATGGAACTGGCTCACACCTTTACGGAATGTCGCCTCTTAAAGCTGGACTTCGAGCAATGGACACGAACAATGAGGCTGTAACCACAGGAGTTAAATATTTACAGAATCAAACAGCAAGGGGGGTATTAACTTCCGATGAGGGCGATTTAACAGAAACCCAAGCAAAAGAATTAAAAAGAAAATTCAATCAAACTTATCAAGGATCAAATAATGCTGGTGATGTTATTATCACACCCAAAAAATTATCATGGGTTAATTTTGGATTAAACGCTGCCGATTTATCTTTGATTGAGCAATACAACGCTTCTATAAAAGATTTATGTAATATTTATAACGTTCCAGTTCAACTCTTAAATAATACCGATTCCAGCACTTACAACAATATGAAAGAGGCAAAAAAAGCCTTATATCAAAATGCTGTAATGCCTGAACTTGTAAAAATTAGAGAGGAGTTAAATAGATGGCTTGCTCCAAGATTTGGCGATAAACTTTACATTGATTTTGATTTTTCTGCTATTCCCGAATTGCAAGAAGAGATGGACAAAGTTGTAGGACAAATGGCACAGGCTTGGTGGATTACTCCAAACGAAAAAAGAGCAGCGATGTCCTATGGAGTTGATGAGGATAACGAGATGTTAAATGATTATTACGTTCCAGCTAATTTACTACCAATGTCAGTTGAGGTGATTGAAATTGAACCAAAAAACATTGATATAGATTACAATGAACTTTTAAAATCCCAAGTTACTGGCTTGCCAAACGTTTATACAACTGTGCAAGAAGCAATAAACAGAGCCAGAGAATTAGGAGGCGATGGTTATCATTCTATGGTTCATAATGGAGGCACAGTTTTCATGCCCTTTGACACCCATGAGGAGTTTGAGGCAATTCAGCGAGGAGATTATGATCGAAGCCAATCGGCTTATAATGATGATGAAGATGAAAAAGAATTATTGTTAAAAGAATCATTTAACGATTACCCACAGGCTGCGACAAACAACGCAAGGCGAATGATTGAGTGGCGTGAAAAATATGGAAGGGATGTCGTAAAAGGTGGAACGGAAGTAGGCTGGCAAAGAGCATCACAATTAGCAAAAAGGGAAAAACTTTCTGTTGACGTTATTTCCAGAATGGCACAATTTAACAGGCATAGAGAAAACGCTGAAATAAATCCTAAATTTAAGGATGAACCTTGGAAGGACAACGGTTATGTTGCTTGGAATCTTTGGGGAGGTTCTGCTGGTGTAGATTGGGCAATTCGTAAAATGAAAAAAATTAGAGGCGAGTAATGACCTTGATAAAATCCACAAAGGAGGAGAAGGACTGGCAGGAAAATTTTGAAAATGAACTTGACAGAAATGAAGAAAAAGAGATCATTCCTGTTAAAAGGTATTTAACAAGAGAATATAATAAAGCAACTGCCGACTATCTTCAAAACCAAAATACAAACAACTGGTCTGATCTTTTTAAAGAATATGAAATAGCAGCTATTTATGCTGTTTTGTATTCAAACATAGGGTTAAACTTCGCAAAGCTTTTTAAAAAATTAAATCAAGGTAAGTTCCCGAACGAATTTAATACCGACAATTACAACAATATTTGGCGTGATAAATTCAGAGAAACTGGTTTAAAAATATCACAATTTAAAGGGAAAAATGTTTCACTTACATCACAAAAAGAAATAACAAACATAATATCAAAGCTACATAAAAGCCCAGAATTTCAGGCATTAAATGAGCGTGAAGCAGGTAGGATTTTAAAGTCAAGGTTTGGGAATCTCGCTGACTACAAAGCGAAAAGAATAGTAAGGACAGAAGCAACAAACGCAGCTAATTTTGCGACCTTACAAACCGCCAATGATATGTTTGGCATCGCCAATATAGAAAAGACTTGGCTTGCCAGTTTTGTAAATACCAGAGATACACACGCAGCAGCAAATGGGCAGAAAGTAAATGGGGATGGCAAATTTAATGTAGGGGGGGAGTACCTTTCGCACCCTGGCTCTGGTTCTTTAGCTGAAAACAATATCAACTGCAAATGCACGATTTTAATCAAACCAAAACCTATTCCAGAATTTTAATATCTTTGCAATATGAACACAATACTGTATAAATCAACCCATCTTGGCGAGGTTATTGATGCCGATGAAAAAATGGGAATTGTAAAAGGCTATGGATCAATATTTGGTAATGTTGATTCGGATGGCGATATAATTAATAAAGGTGCTTACAAAAAGACAATTCAGGAAAATGGATCAAGGGTGAAATATCTTTATCAGCACGACATGGATAAACCTATTGGTAAAATGGTTCATCTTGAAGAGGATGAAAAAGGATTGGTCTTTGAGGCACAAGTTCCCAAAACAAGGCTTGGAATGGATGTCATTGAATTAATGAAAGCTGGTGTAATAACTGAAAATTCAGTCGGTATTTTGCCTATTCAAAAATCAATGTCTGGACAGTACCGAGAAATCAATGAAGTCAAATTGTTTGAAGTTTCAGCAGTTACTTTAGCAGCAAACGATCAAGCTATGATTGTTGATGTAAAGGGAAATAATGATCCTGAAAAAATATTTAAGCGTTTTGACAATATGGCAAAGCTGATTCGCAAAGGAGATATTTCCGATGAATTGGGCTACGCCTTGGAAGCAGAAATCTACAAATTGAAATCACTATACATTAATGCCACTTTGCCGACTATTGAAGTCACAGAGCCGACAGTAGTTAAAAGTGATAACAATGAGATTTATAACTATTTATATAACCGATTAAAAAATTAAAAAAATGAACGAAGATATTAAAAATCAACTCGATCAGCTTGGTGATCTTGTTGATTCCAAAATTGAAAAAGCGTTCAATTCTGCAAAAGACAATGCAAAAGGATTGATTGAAGAATCACTCAAAAGTGAAATCTCAAACCTTTCAAATGACTTTATTGCAAAGAATGATGAATTGAACAAAAGAATGGATGAAATGGAAGTTAATGCCAAAAAAACTCTTTCTGGTGTTACTCCAAAATCATTTAAAGGTGCGCTTGATGCTGCTTTTAAAGAAGGTGTTGTTGATGGTCTAATCAAAGGAAACACTAACGCTGCACAATTTGAGGTAAAAGCTGACATGACTATGGCTGCTGATTATACTGGAGTTGTTGCTGATGAAACTGTCGTTGCTCAATTTAAATTTGACCCCAGCAGAAGCGTACACATTAGAAACTTGATCCCACAAGGATCAACCAGCGCACAAACCATTCGTTTCCCCAAGGAATCTGGATATGCTGATAACGCTGCTGCTACTGCACAAGGTTCAACTCTTGGACAGTCTGATTTCGATATTACTGCGACCAGCGTAAACTTGGAGAAAATTGGAACTTACATGAGATTGACAGAAGAAATGTTAGCTGATACTCCTCAACTTTCATCTTATCTTTCTGCAAGAGTGCCAGGAAAAGTTCTTTCCGTTGAAGATACTGAAATCTTAAATGGTGATGGATCATCTCCAAACCTTGATGGGTTGTTTACTGATGGAACTGCTTTTGTAACTGGTTCTGGAGGTGCTTTTTATCAGTCTGTTGAATCAGCTAATGAATATGATGTTTTGGTCGCTGCTTTGAACCAATTGGCACTTGCTAATTATCAAGCTGACACAATTCTATTGAATCCAACTGATCTTCATAAAATTGTATTGTTGAAATCAACTGCAAATGAGTATTTGAGACAACAAATTTATTCTGGTATTCAGCCTACAATTATGGGCATCCCTGTAACTGTAAACACAGCTGTAACTGCTGGAAAATTCCTTGTTGGAAATCTTGCACAAGCAACTCAACTTTGGATTAGAGAAAACTTGGCCATCAGCTTTAGCCGAGAAGATTCTACCAACTTCAGAGATGGTTTCGTAACTGTTAAAGCACAGGAAAGAGTAGCTTTGACAAATTACTTGCCAAACGCTATCGTACAAGGTACGTTCTCAACTGCTAAAACAGCACTTGAAACTCCCTAATTAATTTGGAGTATTTGACTTTAAAAAGGGTGGTTTAACGATCACCCTTTTTTATTGTGATATATTCTAAATGTTAAAAAAATTAAAAAAAAGTAAAAAAAGTTTTTGTATTATAAAAAAAGTATATATATTTACAAAGTAAAACAATAACAACTAAAACAATTATTATGACAACGAATCAAAAAATTTCAGAACAAACAAAAAGAAACATTGAATTTTTAACTTCAAAAGAAGGATGGGAAGAGGTGAAAAACATTCTTTCAATGGCTGCATTTAACATGAACAAAAAAGAAAGAAAAGAGTTTTTTGAAATCATGAAAAATGAGGATGAAAAAAGAAACTTTTTAATTTATCTTTTTAGTATGACTGCACTTGAAGCTGCATTAATTCAAACTGGATTAATTACACAGTAAAACAACAGGGGGGGGCAACCCCCCTATTAATTTAAATTAAATATCATGGAAAATAAAGAAAAAAATTACATTTATATTAAACCAATTTCACCAGAGGAGAACACTCGTAATATTATTAAAGCGGCCAAGGCTTTCGCAATTTTAATTGCAGGAATGTTTTTTACTGGTTACTCTTTTATACAAATATTGATTTATTTAAAAGATAAAAACCCGTTAATTTATTTAATTGATTTACTATGGATAAGA